CCACCAGAACTTCTTAAAACAATTTTTGCATCTCCTTCTACATTTAGATTACCACTACCAACATCAGAAATTATTGATTGTGTTCCAGTATGATAAATTTCTAAATCATTTCCAGTTCCAAAAATAGCTTTATCGTTATCACCAAGATTAATATTTCCAGTAGTTGTTAATCCTGTAAGTGTTCCAAGTGAAGTAATTGTTGGTTGAGCAGCTTCAATATTTAAAGTTACAGCACCTGTTGTACCACCTCCAGATAATCCTGTTCCAGCGACTACTGAAGAAATATCTCCTGGTAAAGGTGAACCATTACTTTGTAATGTACCAACTAAATTAATAGTATCTCCACTATCTCCAATAGTAAGTGTAGTTCCTGATTGAGGTATTACTTTATCTACTTCTAATTGTGACATTATACTATTACCAATGTTCCTGTTACTGTAACAGTTTCTGTAAAAGTTACTGGACCTGCAAGGACTGCAGATTCAATTTGCATTATTTTATCCATCACTTGTGCATGATGAAAAATTTCTTCAGATGCAGGTTTATCTCCTACATATACTGTTCCATTCATCTCTGACATAAATCTCCTATTATTATGTACTAATACTATCTACTCTACTTAACCATGCATCTACACTTGATGCAGCACTAGCTACACCAAATAATATATCACCATTTTGTAAAACTATTTTAGCTCCACCTTGAATTAATTCAATTGAAGTTGCAGGTGGAATACTTAAAGTTTTTGCTATATACCTATCAGTTCCTGCTCCACCTTTATCAATATAAATATCTACAGTTACTGAACTTGTTGTAATATTAGCTAATCTTAAACCAATAATTGCATCATCAGAATTTGCAGTTAATAAAGTAGTTTCAGAATTTGTGATTTGAGTACCAGTTGATTCAAAATCCTGTGCCATTTTTATATTTTCTCCTTGTTGTTTATTATATAGGTAACTTGCTTAGAAGTCAACACTAAAGTGCAATAGCCATTGCTACAGCAAATCCTGCACTAGCTTTAGTATTTAGCTGTGTTTGGATAGCTGAAGTTACTCCATCTAAATATTGAAACTCTGTATTAGAAACATTACCATTAGCTATTTTTGTACTATCAATACTACCTGCTAACATTGCACTAGTAATACCTGATGCTTTTACTCTTAATGCATCTGAATTTATTTCTATTGATGAATTATCTGTAGCTACATTTAAAGTTACATCACCAGATGTACCACCACCAGTTAATGCATCACCTGCTACAACTGAAGTAATATCTCCAACTGGAACTGTTGCTACTTGTGTATCAACATATGCTTTAATTGATTGTTGTGAAGCAACTGATGTAGCAGAATTAGATGACATATTATCTTCATCTTTAAATGCTGTACCACTAATTGCTGTATTAATAACTGGGCTTGTTAAAGTTGGAGTACTTAAAGTTGGAGTATTTAAAGTTTTATTTTCAAGAGTATCTGTAGAAGTTCTTGCAACTAAAGTATCTGTTCCAGAAGGAATTGTAACTGTTCCACCATTTGTAATTGAAGAAATAGTTGGAGTAGTTAAAGTTTTGTTTGCTAAAGTTTGTGCTGTAGTTTTATCAACAACAACTCCTGTATCAATTGCAAAAGTCATTGTTTGTGCAGAACCTGTAGTATCAATACCAGTTCCACCAGTTAATGATAATGATTGTGAATCTAAATCAATTGTTTGAGAACCACCAGAGTCACCAGAAAAATCTAAATCTTGTACTGTTACTTGTGCATCTACATAAGTCTTAATAGCTTTTGCACTAGCTAATGTATCATCACTTCCTGATACTGCATTTAAATCTGTATCTATATCTGTAATACTTGTAGCTGAACCAATTACTAAACCATCTAATGTAACTGTACCATCAAAGAAAGCATCTTTAAATTCTAAAGAAGATGTTCCTAAATCAATATCATTATCTGTTGTTGGTACAATTGCACCATCTTGTAATTTAAATTGTTCTGTTGATGTACCACTAACATCAATTGAAAATTCAATTAAGTCATTAGTACTATCAATTACAATTTTATTTAAAGGAGTTGTTAAACCAGCATCTCCAATTAATCCTATAACTGGACCTTCTGCAGCAGTACCATCATGTTTATGTCCTGTAGTATTATTAAATGCTGCTAAAAGTTGATTATATTCATTATTAAATAATGTTGCTGTTATAGTATCACCATTATTTAATGAACTTTGTCGAGTATATCCTGCCATAATTTATCTTCTTCCTCCTGCTATAAATGAAACAAACATTCCATTTACTGAATATGGAGCATTAGTATCATTACTAAAAAATTTAAAGTTATTAGAAAAACCACTTCCAGTTACTAATATACTTTTACTTGGTAAGGTAGCTGTACCAAATATTGCTGTACCTAAAACTGCTGACCCAAATAACGAAGGTGCAGATAATTGTCCAACACTAAAGTTACCAGGTTGAGGAACTTCAGAATTTTCAAAGTCATACCTAATTCTTAAATTTAAATCGTTTTGTATTCCTTCAGGTTCAATATTAACTTTTACTTTATATAAACTTTTTCTTAAACCATTATCACCATAATCCATATCTGGTGTTTGAAATTCTGCTACTACATTACTTCCATTAAAACTAGAACCAACATCATGTTGATAAACAAATCCTGATTCATCTGAATGAAAAATTACTTCTGTACCTGTACTATTTAAATTAGAAGTACAAAATTTTACAGGCATTCCTCTTGTTTGACTCCATTCAAAAGCAGGAATACCTTCAGAACTATATTTAAATGTTCCAATAATTCCTCTTTGACCAGAATCAGCTTCACCTGTTCTATAATAAAATAATCTATATTGACTTCGTTCTCTAATTACAATACTAGATATAGTAAATGCAGCAAAATTATTTAATAGTTCATTAACTAAAGGTAAAATTTTTCTACTGATAGAACCTAATTCAACATCATCAATTCTAGCTGTACCAGCAACTGTTCGTAATCCATCAGGTGCTAAGAAGATTAAATCTCCACCTATCTCCTGAATAGAGTTACCACTTACACAACCTATATTTTTAGTTACTGATTTAATTATAGGAGTAGAATCAAGGTTTGTCAACTCATATATACTATTTTTACAAAATATAATTAATGAGTTTCTAAATACTTTAATACCTGTTACTATATCTCCTACATCTATTGAACCTGCAGAAGCACCTTCAAAATCATAAGGTTTTAATCTAGTACTATAAAATACTGTACTAGGATTAGCTGTTTGACCAGATACAACAATTCTTTCAGCATATCTTTCTATTAGTGAACAACCTACTGGAGAAGACCTTTCTAATTCTTGAAAATGATATTTACTATTATCATCTATAAAAAATTCAAATATTTTATTTGCACCATCTACACCATAAATAGTACCATTTTGACCACCTGTAGATTCAAAGTTTATAAATTTAACATTTGATTGACTAGTTCTATTAATAGTTGTTGCAGCAGCTAAACTAGCTGCAGAAATACCACCTATAAAATAACTTAATCCATTTTGAGTACTTGCTGTATCAGCAACTCTATCTAATGTTAATACAGTATTACTAGTAATAGATAATACTTTATAAATTTTTCCATCTATTTTAATATCATCATTAAGATTAAAAGATGAAGTAAATGTTGTATTTGTTCCTGTAACTGTTGCTGAATTATTACTAATAGAAACTGTTCCTGGTCCTGCTGTAAATGTATTTTTATTTATATGAAGATATGATGTTCCTGATAAACTAAAATATAAATCATCTGCTTGAGCAACTAGTACTCCATCAGCATAATTAGTAAGACCATGCATTGCATCTGTTATAGTACCACTTGGAGAAACAGCATTAGTACCCCCAAATTTAGTATAACCATTAACTCTTCTATAACCACCTGTAGTAGATGATTCAAAGTTTTGTAATTTAGTTGCAGCTCCTGGAGTTCTAAATAAAGCATGAGAACTTGAAATTAAATCCAAGCCACCTTGTACTGTAATCGAAGCTCCTTGAGTTGGCATAGTTTATCCTTAATATAAATATGTAAATCTAACATCTGACATATACTCTGGTTGAGGAGAGTTTAATTGGTCAGCCATATTTTGTAATCCTTTTTTATATTCATCTAAAGCTAATTGTGATTGTGCTATATTATCTTTAAATTGATAAATATAATATCTAGCTCTTGCTAGTAAAACTGGTTTGTATTGTTCTGGAAATAATACTTTATCTGTATCTGCTGATAATGCAGTAGGTCTATTATATGCAAAGAAATAAATTCTATATACACCATCAGGTATAGGAGATAATCCAAATCTTCTACCATCTGAACTTCTTAGTACTCTTGTAGGTACTGCATAAGTTTGTGTATTAGCTTTACTTGCTTCTTCTCCTTGAGCATAGTTAGCTCTCCAAGCTGATAAAGTTGTAAATGATAATTTATTAATTGTATGAGGAGCTGACTTACCTGTAACACCTTCTGTTGTTAAAGTAAAATCATCCCAGTTAACTGAATCATAATCTGTATCTACATCAGTTGAACCTGCTTTTAAAAGATACCATCTTTGTCCAGCAACACTTTCTATAAATGTATTACCATAATAATTATTTTGAGGTGCTGCAGTTTTTAACCAAGACCATTCATCTACTGCATCTACTATATCAAAGTAAGCTCTATTAACACAATTAGATACAAATTTTTGTATACCTAATGCTCCTGATACTGTTGTTAATTCTGGTTCATTTATTTCAACCAGTAATTCATTTGTCATTGATAAGTAAGTTTTAGCCATTTAACAGTTCCATGCTCTTAGTGATTTATTAATTCTTGAATTAGGGTCTCTTGCAGTTTTTTTAGATGTAAGTTTTTTCTTCATACCTTTCATCCTTGCACAAAAACTTTTTCTTCTTTTATTGCCTACCACCTTACTTGGTGCTTTCAGATTTCTTTTCTTACCAGTCTTAGTTCGACCTTTATTATAAGAAGCTCTACCTTTAGCATTTAGTCCTCCTTTAGGATTCTTACCCTCTTTACGAGTCCAAGCAGGTGAAGACATTATACCCATGATTACTTTTTCTTATTTTTTTTAACTACGATAGTCATCATGCCACCACCCATCATTTTTTTCTTAGGTTTTTTTGACATAACTGCACCACCATATTTGTACTTACCTTTGTTTGTTACTTTGCCACCAGGCATTGCTTTTTTCATTGGCATATTGTTTCTCCTTATATTAATATCCATAAGATTACAAGACCTGCTATAACAGCTAAAGAAAGTTTTCTATGAAACATCCAAAAGTGTTTAGCATCATCTAGTAAACATTTTAATTGTGTTTTAATTTTATTTAACATAATTATTCTCCTAATAAGAGGATGGGGATATTACTACCCCCACCCAATAGTGTATTAAAAATTAATCTATTTTGTAGATAATTTTACCAGCTACTTCTGGTCTTAATACTTTTCTTCCCCATACCATTAAACCTCTAACGATATCTGAGAATGTACCTGTGTCTCTAACAGTTTCTACTTTGTTCATTGCTGACGCAGCAGCAGTTGAACTCATATGACCGAATAAAGCTTCAGGTGCAGTTGCAGAACCACCTGCAGATGAACCAGTACCAGATAAGTCATTAGTTGGTAGATTGTTTGATTTGTACATTTGGAAACCTCTAAGTAATCCAGATGCTACTAAACCATTTCTGATTGAACCTTGACCAGCATTAAAATCTACTGATAAAAGTTTTGATGCAGAGTTAGAAAGTTGATTGTACCATTCAGGTGCAGCAACAAACCATCTTCCATCTTCAGGTGAATTAGCTTCATCTAAATTTTTAGCAGCAAGTGCCATTTGATTTAGAGGGTCAACTTCACCACTTGCAAATCCAATATCAATTGGAGCTGCAGTAGTTCCCATTCCAGCAGATGTTCCTGTGTTTGCAGTTACTCCACTAGAGATAGCAGCTAGGATGTTAGCATCCATTGCATCTCTTAAAGCATAAGCAGCATTGTCTGCAGCTATAGCTTGGAAGTTGACATGAGAGAATCTCTTCTCTAAGTCATCTATTTTGAATGAAAAAGATTTAGCTTGGTCTATTGTAAGAACAAGTTCTTGGTCAGTCAAGTTAGTTGATGTTACAGCCAGACCTCTTGTGTAGTCTGCTACTGCGATTTGAGGCTCTTTGATAATGTTAACAGTATCACCGAAAGATGAGATTTCTCCCATGTAATCTGTGTTACATACTGCTTCTGCTACTGCAGCTTTTCTTAGAGCTATTTGTACTTTCTTTGAATAGATTTCAGGAATGAAAAAACCATTAGTTTGACCTGAAACACTTAATCCAAAGTTATATGTTGAACCACCAGCGAATTTAGCCATTGTAGTTACTCCTTTGTTTAGTTGTTGATAAAAATGAAAATAGAACTATTCTATAATTCTACCTTCTCTTTGAGCTTTTAAAATATCTTTTTCATATTTCATAAACTCTTCATCTGATAATCTTTGAATATCAGACCTTTTGAAGAAAGGTTCTTTAGATTCAGGTACTTGATTTTGTTCGTTAGTTTTAACCAACAAATCTGCACCTTCATTCTTCGGTTGTTTCTTCGTAGTTTTTTTATCAAGTCCAAGTCCTCGGTCCTTCTTATACAAGTCAATTGCTCGTGCAGCTAATGCTCCATTAGAGTTATTTTCATATATCCAGTTTTTAATTTCCATTGGCTGAGTATCTGCCCAGTTATGAAAATCATCAGACTCTTTTATTTCTTCAAAGTCAGGATGATATT